GGACCCCTAAGGGTCCTCCAGCACTTGTGTAACAGCAAGTGTTTAACTCGCCAACCAGAATGGGTTGGTGGGAATTCCCATCAACCCATTCGTTCATAAGGATTAGCCATGACAGTAACGACTAGAGATCGCAAGTTGGGTTTTGCTAACGTTCAAGGGACCCTTTGGCCCCCTGGCGCTGACTCAATCCCAACCACTACAATCTATAGTCGATCTGGGAGACAACATACTCTCTCAGAAGGTCATCAAGTCTCGCTTTTAGGCAAGACTTCTAAGGATATTGGTGGAGGCTTTGTTACAACTAGACATAGTTACGCAGGCGGTGGCATTGAAGATCATTTCTTCAACCGCCCCCTCGTACCTACCGGATATCGCTATCGCGGTGTCCAGTCTATCAAAGCCAACTTCAACGAAGGTGATTTCCCGGATGCGGTGTATTCCAGTGATAATACGCTGGATGCACTTGGCACAAAGGCAATTGCCTTAGTTGAGCCTACCAACCCTAACTTCAATGCCGCTACCTTTTTGGGTGAACTCCGTCAAGGAATTCCCCATATGGTAGGGACCGGCCTACTGAAATCGAAGGTGAAACGCTACCGAGAACTCGGTGGCGAATACCTTAATGTTCAGTTTGGTTGGGTACCGTTTAAATCAGATATCAATAAGGTCCGTGATTCTATCACTAGATCTCATGATATACTTTCTCAGTACGAGAAAGCTTCTGGTTCAAACATTCATCGAAGGTTTGACTTTCCTGTCAGCGATAGCGGACTTCAAGTAACTGATAGGGGTACGGCTTATCCAAGCCCGCTCCTACCAACTGCTTTGTACGCTACCGGCCATGGGCCTGGTAAGCTACAGTACTATGAATCAACGTCCAAAAGACAATGGTTCAGCGGCTGTTTTACTTATCATCTCAACATGGGAAATTCTTCCCGTGATCGACTGATAAGAGCTTACCAAGAGGCCCAGAAACTCTATGGTGTCACTTTGACACCGGAGATGCTCTGGAACCTCACTCCGTGGAGCTGGATGGCTGATTGGTTTGGGAACACCGGTGATATTATTCATAATCTCACCGCCCAAGCCTTCAGTGGTCTTGTTATGCGGTATGGGTATATGATGGAAGAAACCATCACTACTCGTACGTGGACGCTTGAGGACATCTGGTATACATCAGAGCCTTATGCGCACACGTTTACGCAGACTTTCAGAACTATTCGAAAGTCTCGTAGAGCCGCAACACCTTATGGATTTGGACTTAATTGGGATGGTTTTTCGCCATACCAATTGTCCATCCTTGCTGCACTCGGCATAGCTCGAGTGTAGGGACGGTAGTTACTATTTTCTATAGTAACCGTCCAAACCATGTCAGTGTTTAATTTGAACACTGTCTAGCCAGTGACACTATTGTCACTATAATCCGTCTGGAGTTTTGCCATGGCATTTTCTGATCCGATTTCTCTTACAATCAATGCGGGCGCTGTTTCGTTTGCGCGTGTCGGTTCCGGCCCTTATTTGGGCCAGTTCCAGACCGCGGATACGCTTCGCGCTCTTAAGGTGCAGCATGCGCTTTCTAAGCGTACGCGGCACGTTATCCGCCTTGATTCATCTAAGTTCGTTGCTGACGCGTTCATCCCTGCTAACAATAGCAAGGCGAACATGGCAGTTTCTCTCGTCGTCGATGTCCCATTGTTTGGGTACACCGTCGCCGAGCAGGTGCTTGAAGCTCGTGGTCTTGTTGACTACTTGCAAGCAAGCTCTGGAGCTAAGATTACCCAGCTTCTGGGCAATGAATCCTGATTTCAGGGATTCTCTTCTTAGCTATGCGTTCAAAATCTTGTTGGCGGCCCTATGGGCCGCCTCCAAGGTCTTTCGTTTAAAGGTCTTTATTGACCAACGAAAGAACGCTACCTTAGATGTTGAGGATTCTAAAGATCAGAACATGGCTACGGATACTTAACCCCCATATTATTTGGAGGAAAGTTGAAAAGCCTTATGAAACTCTGGCAATTAACGGCTTATGATTTGGCCGTTAGATGTCACACAAGCACCACTCTTGACATTAATACCGTCAAGAGACGCTTCGAAAATGAAGGTGATAGTTTCTTTACTATCACCCTACCTAGCTTTGGTTCTGACTTTGAAAAAAGTCTCGACTACGGCTATGTAGATCACGATTCGTTTCCCGGCTTTGCCAGGACGAAGGGTCTCCCCCGATTTCTCGGAGGTTTCCTTGATCTTGTTTTCGAGCGTGGTACTGGTCGATTGCATGAGGAACCCTCAATAGAAGCAATTTTTGCTATAAGACAGTTAACCCGTCTTTACAGCAAACTTTTCTTAATGTGCTCGGAAGAGCGCCAAAGAAAAGCTATTGAGATGTACCTCATGTGTGAAGAGGAACTCAAGCGAGCAGAGGAATTGTGGGGCCTGAAAGAAATGGACGAGAAATCGTCTATTCCTTCAGACTATGGTCTTAAAGACCTAGCCGCAATGTCTAATACTCTGTTTCGTGATGCACTCCTGCGCCTCGATGAGGCGATCTTTGCAGGTGATGTCATCCCAAAACACGGTCCGGGGAAAACTGCAGATCGTATCTCTGGTAATCAGAAATATAAGATCCGTAGTTGGCCCCGTCGTTTAGAAGAAGTGTTCCCAATGCGGGAACACGTCATTCCGAACGATATACTCTATAGTGAGTATCTTGACCAGGTTGAGCTTCTCGAACCCGGAGCTGAGATCCCTTCTAGGGTAACCTTAGTTCCTAAGACAATGAAAACAGCTCGTATCATTGCTATCGAACCAACGTCTCTGCAATATATGCAGCAGGCTGTGGCCGAGAGGTTTGCATACGAACTATGTGAAAAAGACGGCAAGAAAAAGTCGCTTTTTTCACGCTTTGTCGATTTTCGCGATCAAGGACCTAATCAGGTCCTCGCGAAAGTGGGATCTACTGATCAATCCCTTGCTACGCTAGATTTAAGCGAAGCATCCGACAGAGTTTCAAATATGCTTATTAAAGAACTTTTTGCAAACCATCCCCAATTGCTAGGGGCTCTGCAAGCAACTCGTTCTCAAAAGGCATCGATACCTGGTCATGGTGTTATACCATTGACCAAGTTCGCGTCTATGGGTTCAGCGACTTGTTTTCCAATTGAAACTTATGTGTTTTTATGCATAATTTTTGTTGGAATTCAAAATTCGCTCAATCGCCGACTGACTAAGAAAGATATTCTATCTTTCGAAGGCCAGGTGCAAGTCTTCGGTGACGATATTATCGTCCCCGTCGACCATGTGTCTTCCGTGATTAGCGCACTAGAAGCCTATGGCTTCAAAGTAAATGCTAGCAAATCTTTCTGGACTGGCAAGTTCAGAGAGTCTTGCGGAAAGGAATATTATGCTGGCCATGATGTTAGTATTGTCAAGGTCAGACAGAAATTCCCAACGTCACGAAATGACGTTACTGAATTAATTTCGTGGGTATCCACAAGGAACCAACTCTATGAGATGGGACTTTGGGGGCCTGTGAAATGGTTGGACGAGGTTTTAGGGAAATTAATTCCTTTACCTCGTATTGAACCAACCTCTTCAGTAATAGGAAGGCTAAGCTACCTTGGACATGATGTCCATGCAGCTGATCCTGATACTCATGGCCCCCTTATCAGGGGCTATGTTATCCGTGATACTCCTCCGACTTCACCGTTGGATGATCATCATGCCTTGCTTAAGTTCTTCCTCAAGCGTGGTTATGAGCCATTCTTTGATCCGAAGCACTTAGAACGTCAAGGACGTCCCGCTTACGTCGGCATCAAAATGCGGTGGGCCCAGCCCTATTAAAGGGACTGGTGGACATTTTAAAGTCCAGGAGGGCGTAGTGTAGCCTTCTTTTCCAGCTTTACAGTTAGCCTAACTGAG